ATAATGCAAGTTAATAAAAAGATAGAACAACTAATAAAAGATTACCAAATTATTTTTGGAACTGATGAAGGTAAAAGAGTTTTAGAAGATCTCAAAAAGAGATCACACTTCTATAGTACGTCTCATGTAAAAGGTGATAGTCACGAAAGCGCTTTTTACGAAGGTCAAAGATCTTTAGTCGTATTTATGGAAAGCTTAATAAATCACAAACAATAACGAGGATAATATGTCAGATCAGACAACTGCTCCAGTGGAGCAATCTGAGCAACCAAAGGAAGTTGCTCAACCTGAGGCAACGCCAGAGGTAAAAGATAGTGTTTTAGCTGAACCAGTAAAAACTGAAGAAGTTAAAACTGAAGAGCCTCAAGTAATTAATTTTAAAGAATTAATTCCTGAGGAATATAAAGAGGAAAAGGCTCTACAAAATTTTTCTAATATGAATGATTTTGTTAAGTCATACCTAAATGCACAAAGTTTAGTTGGTGCTAACAAAGTTGCTATACCTAATAAGATGGCAACAGAGGAAGACTGGGAAGAGGTCTATAGTAAATTAGGAAGACCAAACAAACCTGAGGATTATAAATATTCATTTGATAATGAAGTTGATCCTGAGCAACTCAAACAATTTAATGAGACAGCTCATAGAATAGGTTTACTCCCAAAACAAGCTGAACGTATTATTAAGTTTTATAATGAACTTAATACTCAAACAGATGCAGATAGAGTAAAAACTTTTGAAGCAAAACAAGTTGAGGCTATGGCTGAACTTAAAAAAGAGTTTGGTCCAGAATACAATAAGCGATTAGATCAAGCTAAAAGACTTGCAGTAGAAACATTAGGAAACGATATTTTAAATAATGCTGTTCTTAATGATGGAACTAGATTAGGTGATAATGCTCAAGTCGTAAAAGCTTTTTCAATGTTAGCAGATAAATTATCTGAAGATGAATTAGTTAAAGGTGATGGGATTGATTATCAAACAGCAAGTGAGATAGAAAAAGAAATATCTGAACTTACTGAAGATGGATCACCATACTGGAACAAAACTCATCCTAACCATGCAAAAACTGTTGATAGAGTTTTCAAACTTAGAGAGCAACTAAATGGCTAATGAAAAGTTTGATCCTCAAGGACAGATAACAGATATTGAAATCAGATTAGAATGTTTAAGACTTGCTACAGAGTTTGGACCTGAGAACGAACGAAGAGATCCGCTCGATAAAGCAACAAAATATTTTAACTGGGTAAAACAGATTTCTAGCGATAATCGAAAGACCGCTCGAAAAAAAGTCTAATTGCAGACTATAAACGCAAAGACGAGATCCGAGTAATCGGAAAATCAAATCGATCAAATCAATAAACATCATAGGAGGAACTTTATTATGAGTTCACAAATAACTACAGCTTTTGTACAGCAGTATTCAAACAACGTACAAATGTTGTCACAACAAAAAGGTTCTCTTCTAAGAAATACAGTTGATGCTGAAACAGTTGCAGCGAAGAATGCGTTCTTCGAACAAGTGGGACAAGCGACAGCTGTAAAAAGAGTTTCAAGACACGGAGACACTCCGCAGATTGACACTCCTCATTCAAGACGAAGAGTATCTATGGTGGATTATGAGTATGCAGACTTGATCGACAAACAAGATCAAGTGAGAACACTCATTGATCCAACGTCTTCTTATGCTCAAGCTGCAGCGTTCGCGCTTGGTAGAGCTATGGATGACGAAATAATAAGCGGTATCACTGGTAACGCATTTTCTGGAGAAACAGGCTCAACTACAGTTGCGCTTCCATCTGCTCAGAAAATAACTGAAAGTGGTACAGACGGATTAACAATTGCAAAATTAAGATCAGCTAAAGAGAAATTCGATAGCTCATCTGTTGATCCGAGCATTCCGAGATACCTTGTTGTAGGTCCAAAACAAATCTCTGATTTATTAGGAACTACTCAAGTTACTTCATCGGATTTTAACACTGTTAAAGCATTAGCGAATGGAGAGATCAATTCGTTTTTAGGTTTTAACTTTGTAGTATCAAACAGACTTTCGATTGCATCAAGTAAGAGACTTTGCTTAGCTTACGCTATGGATGGTATCAAGCTTGCGTTAGGTCAAGACATCATGACTAGAATTGATGAGAGATCTGACAAAGGATATGCAACGCAAGTTTACGTGTGTATGACTATGGGAGCGACTAGAATGGAAGAAGAAAAAGTCGTAACTATTGAAGCACACGAAGCGTAATAATAGGAGGTATATATTATGGCTAGTGTAAAAGGTGCAAACATCACAAACATAGACGCAACTCCTATTGTTAAAGTCTCATCTGAAGTTTTCGGTGGTAAAATGAGAGTACAACACGATACTTTCGAAGCATCATCTTTAGCTTCTGGATCTGACATCACAATTGCTAGAGTACCAAAGAACGCAACAATCCATGACGTTGTATTAAAATGCGATGCACTTGGTAGTTCTGTTACTCTTAAAGTTGGCGATGCAGACGATGACGACAGATACATCGGAGTTACTGGAACTTGGAACGTAGCTGGACAAACTCAGTCAATGTTGGCTGGTAGTTCAACAGGCGCTCCAATTGCAGCTGTGACTGGATTAGGTCATAGAACAACTGCGGAAACAGACATATTGATTACTACTGGAGGCGCATCTGCTTCTGGTACAATCTTTTGCTGGGTTTACTACTCAGTAGAATAATCTGCAATTAGACTAGGCGGTGTAATGCTGCCTAGTCATTCAAAATTTTTAATGAAATATATTTTAGTTTTATATCTATGCAGCATGGTTACTGGTGAGTGTCCATCAAGCACTATATCAATGTACCAGTTTACAAATCATTATGATTGCGTGAATGCTGGTTATGGAGTTTCACAACAAACTTTTAGAAACTTAGAAGCACTTGAAGAGTGGGATAAAGATTACATAAACGAGCATAAGATAGCTGTAAGATTTGAATGTAAAAAATTAGGAGCAAACATATAATGGCATCTGTTGTTGACATCTGCAACTCAGCGCTAAATTTGCTGGGAGCTAGTACAATTTCATCTTTAACTGAGGATAGTAAAAACGCTAGACTTTGTAATCAAAGATACGAACCAATAAGAAATAGAACTTTTAGAAGTCATGCTTGGAACTTTGCAACAAAAAGAGTTCAGTTAGCAAAAGACAGTACAGCTCCAGTAGTAGAATTTGCTAATCAATATACTTTACCAAGTGATTGCTTGAGAGTTTTAAAAGTACATACTGGTACAACAGATAGTATTAAAGATGATTTGCCATACGTTGTTGAAGGAAGAAAAATTAAAACAGATGAAGGTACAATATTCTTAGTTTATATAGCTTTAATTACAGATCCTAATCTATACGACAGTTATTTTAACGAGGCTTTATCATCGGCTTTAGCTGCAGATATTGCTTATGCCATAACAAATAATGCAACATTAGCTAATAATTATCAGGCTGTTGCAGATGAAAGATTAAGAGAAGCTAGATTTATCGATGCTACAGAAAACAGTCTTGGAACTGTTGAAAGCAACGAATTTACAGATGCGAGATTATAATGCCAAGAACTACACTTGCACTAACAAGTTTTGTTTCTGGAGAACTTGGGGATAAATTATCAGGTAGAATAGATTTTGCTAAATATAATTCTGGAGCAAAACAACTTACTAATATGTTGATCCATCCTCAAGGTGCAGCAACAAGAAGAGTAGGTACACAATTTATTTCTGAAGTTAAAACAAGTGCAAAGAAAACAAGATTAATTCCTTTTGAGTTCTCAACTGTACAAGCTTATGTATTAGAGTTTGGAGATCAGTACATGAGAGTTTACAAAGATAAAGGACAAGTACTCTCAGGTGGATCTGCTTTTGAAATATCTACACCATATTTAGAAGCTGAACTATTTGATCTAAAATTTGCTCAGTCTGCAGATGTACTTTACATAGTTCATCCAAACAGAGGAGCTAGAAAACTTAGTAGAACTGGACATACATCTTGGACCTTAACAGAAATAGAATTTACAGATGGG